TTGACCTAAACCATTACGGTAGAACGTTGTACCGTTTTCTTGATCGGTTATAGGTCCTTTTGAAACAGAAGATTGATTTTGCTTAGGATCATACGGGTTATATCTAACTGCTTGCTGATAACGTCTAAAGCAATCACCTAAATCAGCTGCAACATTACCTAATATATCAGAAGCTACTTCACTCAAGTCTAAATAAGATTTTAGATCTGGTGTATATCTATAACCAGCCGTATTTGTTCTTAACGATTCACCGTTTTGCGCTTTTGCTACAAGAGTTGGTAAATCATCTTCTACGAGCATCGTTAAAGATTCTGACCACGCATTTTTTCCTATTTGTTTTAAGTTTACAATACTTATTTGAAAGATTTCCGGTATTTTATTAAAGATCGTACTAGCTATACCGCCTGTAAATGTAGACATTACATCTTTAAGTTCACCTACAGGTAGAGTAGTACCTTCAGTTGCATATAATGTACCTTGTGCAAGTTTACCTATAGTATCCGATGATTGTGTAAATAGATTACACGGTGAATTAAGACAATCTTTAACAGCATTTTTTAGCTTATCAATAAACCCACCGTTATCACTTGGTAACCTATTTAAGTTTGCAAACGTATAATTGATACGTGTAATTTCAGGAAAGAATACAGGGTATGCTTCCATCTTACTTTTATAGAACTCAAGTGTTGTTACATCTAAATCAGTACTACACAATATTAAGGTATTAGTGAAGTTTACACGAGCTAGAGCATTACCGTTTAGAGCTTGATTAAAATTTATAGCTAAATCAAAGTCTAAAGCAAGTGTAGGATCATCTAACAAATCACAAAAAGGTGATTGATACTTAATAAACTCTCGTGAAATAGCATACCCGAAGAGCTTTTCATGTAAGTTGTGCGAGTATATTATCATATTTTATTAATTATGTTATATAGTAAAGAATCCTAAAAATATTAGGTACGTGTTTGAGAACCTAGAAGTGGTCCAACACCTGAAGCTTCTGAATCTGTTTTTGGTCCAATTAAGATATCTTGATCTTCTATTACACCATCACCAGATGGAAGTTCTGGTTCACCACCGGGGCGTTCACCCTGGGTGCTCAGAACACCAAAAATCTGGCTTCTAGAAGGTGATCTATTAGGCAGATTCCGTGGGTCCAATAATGGAGTATTAGCTTGTGATGGTCCGCCAGAATGCAATTTTACACAAACGTATTCATTTGTATAAAAATCACCTTTAAATATATGCTTAACTGATAATATAAACCAATAACCATCAACACTTTTTGTTTCAGGGTCACTACTACCATCATTTAAATCTTTTGACTTTATTCTAATAAACTTACCTGCTTCACGGTACGTATTACCTTGAACAGTAAACGTAATAGCTGTATTATCATAAATAAAGCTCTTCATAAGAGCATTTTGAACATACTTAGTTATTAATATATTATCTAACCCTACTCTCTTATTGACTACCTGTGTGTTTATATTTTTTTCAGAATCTCTATCTGGTAAATTAGGACTGTAGTTGCTTAATAGTTTCCGCGAGAATTCTTCTTTTGTCTTGGTATATAGAACGGTTCCTATTTCTGTTTTAGTAATATCTGTTCCACTACCAGGTATTATATAATCTATCCATTTATTTGCTAATACATCACCTTGATCTACTCGTATAAATTCAAAAGAATCTATAAAGTTTGTATTTAAAGCAGAACTTGAAGACGCATCACCTACAATAAACTCTTCCGTTACATATTTAGATAGGTCAATTTCTTTACGACTATATAGATCATAAAACCCTGATATATAACTCGAAAACGGTCGTAGTGTAATCTTTCTCTTTTTTTCACCCCCTTCATCAATTATATTAGTCGTGGAAATTACTGCGGGTCCGTGTTCAGGGTAAGAGCAATATTTATATAATTCCGTTATTAAGTCGTAAATAGATTTAACCTTATCACCTTCATAAAAACTACTAATAGATACTTTAATGTCATCATCTTCTAGTATAACTAATTTATCTGCTATATCACCGTTAGATATAAATGATACATCTGTATCTGCCACAACCGATTCAGCATTACTTAGTTTAAATAGTCTAAATATAAGTTCACCGGGTGTACCTACAGTAGATAAATTTATATTAGTTTCAATGATAGATTCCATACGAGTACGAGCTATAAAGTAATCCTCAAATTTAAAATTTACAGATTTATCTATAATATTTTTTGATGTTTCTGTATTTTTTGTTATTAAAGAAAGGAAATCTATACTTGTTTTTGGATTATCATCCTTAGCAAAGTCCATATTTTTAATACTAATATACATACAATTTATACCAGTAACATCCATTACCTTTAGCTGTTGAAGTATACTATAGAAGTTAGATATCTTACATAAACCTACAAGACCAAAATTAGCTAAAGAATCTTCTATTTCAAGATATTCCACAGCACCTTTCGGTATTGGTAGATAAATCTCTTCTCCCGATTTCGTGTTTACAAGAGCAAGCTCAAACTTATAAACACTGTTATTAATATTAGAAGTACCACTCATTGCTCTACTTGACCTAATATATTGTTTATAATAGAATCGACATATACAGGTAAGAAATATTTATATTGATTACCACTCTCTGCATAAAATATATTCTTCGGTTTATTCAACAAAAATATTAACCACCATAGGCTTATAGTACCGTATAATTGATATGATAACGTCGTCCACGGTAATTTTTTACTCAGTGATATTGTACCTAATAGTGTTTGATCTATATTATCCGGTATTGTTACCTTATTAAGAATATTATAAAAATAATAAGAATCTCTTGGACCATTTTCTACAATATGAACTTTAAATATATTTTCATACCTTGTGGTGTCAAGAGCAGGTAAATTAGATATATTTTTTTGTAGGTTTCCGCTCATTATCTAAAACTTGTGTTAATTTTAAAGCCAAAATCTTTCGATGACATCATATTACCGATATCAGCTAATAGACCTGTAAATGTGATTGATACATTATACGCTTCAGGTATAGGTGTCTTTATCGCTTGACCTGTAGGTAAGGTTACATCAAGATTTCTTATAGTCCCTTGAAAGTCAATACTCATACTACTTATATAACAATAAGGCATATACTTAACACCAGGTATAGTAAGAGTATATATCTTAGGTGGAATAATTCTCGAGAATGATGTTCTATATGGTTTATTTTGATAAGCTAGAATCCAGAGCAATTCATAATTTTGCTGATACGGTAATGCATTGTTATAAGGATTATATGTATTGAGAAGCGGAAATGTTACAGTTATACTTTCACCTTCTGTAGGATACTGAAAATATCTAGGCTTTTCTATAAAGGTCCCAGGTTGGAAAATATTTAAAGCACCAGCAGCTGTGTCTACTGCTCCCATCATTTCATTTACCAAATTAGAAGCTATAAGAGTAGGTTGTTGCGCTTGTTGAGCCCAACTGTTTGTAATAGAATAAGAATTATTACCAAAGTAGGGTAACACATAATGAAATCCTGTTTTTTTTGTAAGGTAAATACCTATATACGATTTGAGCGTATCTGTATTTAACAGAACAGTATCCTCTTTGTTACTAATTAGTTTATTGATTTTGTCTTGTAATTTTTTAATAGACTCCTCGAAATTGGCTGATGTCTTATTACCGAGAGTACCGTTAAGAATTTTTACTATAGATGTTAAAATTTTATCCTGTGAACCTTTTTGTAAGGTATCCATACCACCTATTCCAGTTTTATTTAAAAAGGTTGTTATATAATATAAGGCAGAAGAAATAAGTGAGTTTGCTTGTTGAGATCGTTCAACAAGATAAACAGAAGGAATATTCTGTAATGCATTTCTTTTAGGTGAAATGGACCATACAAAATCACTACGGACATCAATAATTTTTTGTTTTGGTACTAATTGAATATTACCGTTAGTATTGTCACTACCGAGAACTAGATCAGCAGATTCATCGTTTTTAGTCGTTGCGTAAATAGATTCAGACATATAAATTAATTAGTTACGAGGGTTTGTGAACTGTAAGCGTCTCTAAAATTAGAAGATGATACATTATTACTACTTGAGTGATTTATAACAGAACCACCAGAAGGCTTACGTACAAGTTGCATTAATAATTCAATCATTGTATCTTGTCTTTTAATTTGCTCTATTAATGCTGTTTTGTTAAATTTATTATGTGATACTATACTATCTACCATCGCGCTATCTGTTTGCGATTTGAGTAAATTATCGATCGCACCACCTGTCTTCATACCTAACACTTCATCTCTAGTATTAAATTTATAAACTTGTCCGTTACGAACTAAGAAATCCTGCATTTCATCTTGGTTTAACAAGGCACTAAATTCTTTATTATCTTTATCTGTCGTCGGTGTACCGCGATCTTTTTGGAAATAACTACCTATTTTTTTAACCATATCTGGCGACATTAACTTCTCTACAAGTAAGTCACCTACCCATTTGCCTAAGAAATCACCACCAATACCGCCTATAATAGTACCAACAGGCCCTAAGAGAGATCCTAACGTAGCACCAATAGCAGCACCACCTAAACCTGTAACGGATGACAGGACAGCCTTACCTATTTTATACTGTAAGTCATCAAGAGTTATTTTACCTTCTGTATATTGCTTTTCAAGATCTCTAATCTCCCCTGCAGTAAACAACGCTGTTATGAGCGGACCTATAAGAGGTATTCTCTTTAAAAACCCACCTACAACACGAGCACCCTTACCTAAAAACCTACCAGCTATTTTACTGAGCTGACCTTGTCCAATTTTCTTAGCGCCTTCTAGTGTATCTTCAGCAACTTCCTTTACAACACCACCTACAGCTTTACCACTCTTAACAGCAACATTAACAGCAGCTTTACCAGCTTGTACAGTCTTCTCAAAACCTTTTTTAACGAGATCGTAACCAGGTATTTTTTTAACTAAGTTTAAAGTACCATCTTTAAGCTTAGTAATACCTGCTACTAAATTATCAACGAATCCACTTATACCTTTAAGAGCATTATTCCATAGATTTTTAATACCGGAAGCTGCTGAGTTAACAATCCCCATTAGACCTTTATAAGCCTTAGAGTTTTTAATCCTACTAACTAAACCACCTATTATACTAGATACCTTAGTACCTAACCCTTTAAGACCCTGCCACATCTTACCACCAATCCACTTAACGCTTGACAATAATTTACCTGTTAACCATTTAATACCTGACCACAGCTTACCACCTACCCATTTCAAAATTCCCGATAACTTACCCCCTATCCAACCAAGAGTTTTTTTCATTATAGACTTAATATTTCCAAAGCCTAGTAATCCTAAGAGTCCTGTTAATAGGCTCATTAAACCACCGCCCTCTTGCTTAATAGGTTTAATTTTATCACCTATCGCGCTTATACCCAATGATTTTTGCTTATCAGGTGTTAGATCTTGTAACTTTTGCGCTTCTGGTTTAGGTGCAAATAACCCTATTTGTAAAGTTTGTCCAAATATAGTAGCTATTTTTTTGAGACGCTCTATCTCTGTACTTTCAAGATTCGGATTTACTCTTTCATTTTCATCTTTTACTACAGAAGATCGTGGTGAGATGCCTTTAGGCTCATCCTTTATTTTATTTAAAGCTGAGAAGACACTAACTAAATTACTAACAGAATCTTTATCACTAGACGACATTACATAATTATTTATTCACTAGTTAGAAAGCTACCGTCGATATTCAATTTAACACCACCGTTATATGTAAACAATTCTTGCTCGTACTCTTTATAGCTAGTTATAAACTCTAAAATGTCGTTATTTAGCTTAAGTGGTAGGTTCTCAATTATATTCTTTTTATCATAAGTACCTATCTCACTAAAGATAATGTTTGTATCATCAATTTGAATAGATTCAATAAACTTCATTAACTCGTAAGCAAGTAGTATATTAATAGAATTACCTATTTTCTTTTCATCTGATGTAAATTTTGAAATCTCAGTTGCACACTTCTCTGTAATCTTAGAGTCTAGCTCTAGAGTTGGTATACATACCTTAACTGCAATACCTTTATACTTAAACTCAGCAGTTTCAGTAAATTTAGCGCTATATTCAGGTAAGTTAGAGATTAGATAGTCTTGTTCATCTATTGTAACCTTATCACCAATACTCTGACGTCTTATTTCTACGAGAATCTTACTTCTATCGTAATGTTTAAAATTAACAGTCTCTTGAGAGTTTTCTTGGATTATATCATTAAAAACCTTTGTAACCAATACAGTACCCTCTATTCCACTTAATAGTGTCTTAACAATGTCTTTATGTTGTTTAACAGAAAGCGCTTTAAACGGTATACTCTTACCTAATGACGGCACATATACATCAAAACAGTCCTTTTCATTAAGTTGTTTTAGTTCACTAAGAAAAGATTTAATATCACTCATAAGAGTATTTACTCGTGAGTTTTATTTTGCAATGACTTGTTTTGGTCCTCAATATCTTTATTGTATATATTAATTAAAACTCTAGAGTCTAGAGGTGTGAGATTTAAGAAAGTATTACCGTCTATATTAATCTTTGTTGTAAATGCATACATAATATCAAAGAAATTCTTCAAACCTGACGAGAATACTGAAAGTAAGAACCCCATAAATTCATTTGAAATAATATCTGTATTAATCTCTTCTATGTTGAATTCTGTATTCTGCTCGATCAACACAAAAGACTGCAATTGTTTAGATATATGCGATATATGCTTATTAATGTGGGTAAATAAAGAGTTAGGTAAATGTGATAGTACTTCTTCCTTTTTTTCTAATGATAAGCTATCAAAACTAAGTATACTATTATTCAATTTGATACTCTTAATAGTACTAACATAGACATCATTAATATCTTTAAAATATATTAAATTAGGTAGACCTAACTCAATAGTACCACCGGCTATAGTAACTTCACTATCGTAGTTGTTTTGAAAATGATCAATTTTCTCAAGTATATTAGATATACTAAATTTTACTGTATGCCCGTGTTTATCAGTAAAGGAAAGATCAGGATCTATAAATATCATTCTTATTGTTAGAAGCAAGTAGAACTTATCTATTATATCTAATGTTTTATACTCACCTGTAATTAGAGAATCAAAAAAATCATTTAATCCTTCTATATCTGAGTTCTCACAGTACTTGAGAATAACCTGATACTCTTTATTTTTAAGTTCAGATACCCTTATACTCTTACCGCTAGGTAATTGTACTTTAATTTTAAACATACAGCTCATAGAACAGGTGTAGTATAATAGTTGGTAAATGCAAAACTTACCGTCTTAGTAACTTCACCAACACTAAGATCTCCATAGCTTATTTGATCACCACCTACTTGATAAGGTACAGCGTTCTCAAAAATAAAACTCTTTCTACGCTCGAAATTAAGAGTAGTAAAGGGTCTCATTGGTCCTCTTAGATGTTGATCTTTATCTCTCGTATAAAAATTTACCATAATATCACATTTAATATCTTCTTTATTATCCTCAATAAGACCTTTATGAGAAGCTGCTATTATCCACGGTCTAATAAAGTTATCAATTATATCTATATTAGTCTCGATAAATGAAATATTTAATGTATTTGAGCCACCGTAACCATTTCTTTCTCCACCTATATAACCCGGTAGAAAACCTCCTACACCAGCTAGTTGTGAATTAGTTACATTAAACGCATCGTTAGGAAAAGCAACAGAGCTTGCAAACATATAACCATAAAGCTCCGCATCATCTGATTGTCTTTGATATACTCTCGTATCTACAGGCCACTTACCAGGTCCTTCATATCGATCTAGTATAGAGATTATATTATCACCTATATCAGCAATACTATTAGCTGATTGTTCTGTTGCAGCTGCAGTTCCACGCGGAAAAAATGAAATAGTCCATAAAAACTTGAGTGGTATATCATTAGCCCAATCACGTTGAAGAAATATGCGTAATGGAACCGGACCTATCACAGTTTATTATTGAGCTACAGGTGGATTAATATAATAGTGGTATGCAAATGTTGCTGTTACTTCGACAGTTTGACCTGTACCGGTAGCAATAGCATAACCGATATCATTAACACTTCTTAGAGATGCACCTACGAGCTTATAGTTACTTATTGGATTAAGGCCTTTATCTAGTTGTGCAAGTGTAATATAAAATTCTTCATCTGGTGTACCGTAACCACCTGTTGATGTTTGATCATCAAATAGTGATCTGGAAGCAGCTTCAAAATAAGTACGAAGATTGCTGTCTGCATCAAGATAAAATGTAATAGAGTAACTATCAGAACCCGGGTATGTAACACCACCTGGAACGTTAATATTTAAACCCATATAAGGTACAGCGACGTTAGCTATATTTCTACCTGGTAGGTTAGCTGTTTTTGCATAAATTAGCTGACCTTCACTCATAGGTGGTACACCAGCTATATTTAACTCTGTTACTCTGAATAGGAAATCTCTAGAAAAGTCTCTATCTGCTGCTGTTCTATAAAAATTTTGTATGTTTTGGTTCACCGCTGCCATATTATTATTTATACAACTTGATATAGAAAGACAAAAAAAAGCCGGCTGATTATCAGCCGGCTCTTATTGTATTATAAATTAGCCTCCTGCTAATTCTTGGAAGTTAGTATCGGTGCGAGTTGCGTAAAAATTTATTAAGATAAATTCTGCAGATTTAACAGGTTTTAAGTAGATATCTACTACAAGCTCGTTATTATCAATAACTTCACTGGTATTATTACGACCATCGCATACGATAAGGTAATCGTAAAGTCCTTCAGCCTGTTTAACTCTTTCAAAGAATGGCTTAAGGGTATTTACAACGCGTGTTCTTGTGAATAGTGTGTTATTCTCAAATAAGAAGAACTTCATTACTGACTTAGTAGCTTTCTCAAGATATAAGAAGCTTCTACGAACGTTAACTCTATCAAATGCACTTGGCTTACGAAGTAATGTCTTTTGACCGAATACTACGATACCTTGATCAGGGAAACGTGTTATAGGGTTAAGATTAATCTTATACAGCTCATCACGTTGTCTTTGGTTAGGTGCAAAAGCGATATCCATTACATCATTAACAATACCACGGTTAAAGCCAGCAGGTGCTACCCATGGACCTACATCTGAATCAGTTGATGCCATTTTAGCAGCTACGAAGCCAGAAGGTGGAATATATACGTAAAGTCCGCTATAGTTATCATATACCTTCATATAGTTAGCATATGTAGTAGCGTATGATGTGTTAGCATTCTCAAATTGATGTCTTAATGCCCAGTAAATATCTGTTGAGAAATTCTTACCTGGTGTATTAATAATTTTTGAATCTTTACCTGTTACGAAGATCTGTCTAAGTGGGTCAGCAACGAATAGTACATCACCACGACCACCATCCTTAATAGGTCCGCAGAATACGTTGAATAAGCTAAAGATTGTACTGTAGTAGTCTCTTGCTTGTGTATTAGCACCTAGATCATTTGATGTTCTAAGAGCTTCAATCGCTGTAGCTGTTTTAGTATCATCGAAGTAAGCTAACTGAGTTGCGCAAACTGTTGTCCAGATTGTACCAAGACCAGCTTCAGCAACAACATCGATATTATAAATCTCATCATTTCTAACACGATCAAGAGCACGTGTAAGCTTAGAAGGAATATCACCTACTTTCTTATCGTTAATTTTAACTTCACCGTAAGCGCCGAGAGGGAATAGAGCATCAGCATAACCAATAGCTGTTCCCGCTGCTGTGAGCTGTGCATATGTACAACCAGCATCTGTATAAGCACTTAGTGAAGGTGTATTCAAGGCACTTTCAAGTTGCTTGGAAATAACTCTTA